ATCTAATGTATAAGATGGACTGTTATTAGCAATACCAACTAAACCAGTGTCAGTAATACGCATTAATTCGGTACTGGCAAAGTTTTTAAATTTTATAGGATTAGCTGTCACTGCTGGTTTAAACGTGTCAGCGTGTGAATCGCCTGTTATAAGTGCATCACCAACTACGTGTAATGCTTCATCTGGACTAGCAACTCCAATACCTAATCTTGAATGACCATCACCAGACATTGTTATAGTAGGTGTTCCTGTAGTAGTAGCGCCATCATCTAAATAATAATTAATTTTAGCAAACTCTGGTTTTATAATACCATATATTTCATTTACTACCATTAAGTTTATTTGCCCTTGTAAAGCTAAATTGCCATCAACGTGTAATTTTTCACTAGGTGTTATTGTGCCTATTCCTATTTTTGAGCTAGTTTCATATAATATACTATTAGCAAGAACAGAAGTATTAGTCCATTTAGTTAAATAATTTGCTGTACCAGAACCACTTAATGTTTGTATTGCAGTTATATCTACCCAGTCAGTACCAGATGCTGTTGAACTTAATATTTGTCCTGATGTACCTGTAGCGTTATTAGAGTCATAGAAAGCACCTGTTAAACGCATATTACCAACAACGTGTAACATTTGTGTTGGCGATGATGTGTTTATACCTACTTTATAATTAGATGGGTCTTGACCACTTAGGACATCTATAAAAAAAAAGTTGGCAACTTCAAAATCTAAACTAGATATTTTGACACTAGAATTGACTCCTAGACCATCAGTAATAAATTTTTTAGTACCAGTAATACCTATGTTATCGGTTACTTTTAAAAGTCCGTCATAAGTGTCTTGTATTTTAGTTCCAAATAATGTAGCCATATCTAGTTTTTGCCTTGTCCTTTATATTTTTTTTTGTAATTCTTTGAACCTTTATGATTTGAAGATTTACACTTTGAATGAACCCCTTTTCTCTTTTTTTTTGGTCTATCTAATTTAATAAATTGAGACTGATTTTTTGCCATTATTTGTGCTTGTTATTGCCCATTATTTTTTCTAATCCACGACTACCAAAATATGAACCTACAATTAATGAAAGCAAGCCTGTAATAGAGTCAAGTGAATAATCTAAATACCATCCAATAACATAACTTACAGAAAAAAACATAAGTGTTATAGGTCGTACATTTTTAGATAAAAAAGTGCCAGATGTAGACATATCCGATGCCCATCTATTACTTATCTCTTTCATTTCAATCATTTCCATTTCTAGTAATTTCATTGCTTTTTCTTTATCTTCTATTGGCATTTTAACATCTTTATCAATAAGATTTTTGACTAATCCAAATACACCATTATTAGGCAATACATCACCCAAAGAATCTACAATACTAGACCCATTTTTTGATAAAAATTTACCGATTTTTGTGTCTTTAAATTTCTTTGCCATTATAATTTTTTTTGATAGTCCCACCTAGCTCTTGTGCCTCTAATATCGTAGTGTACGAAATTATCATATAAGCCTAAACCACCCTGTAAAATATCTCCATTTTCTATAAGTCTTTCTATTGTCTTATATACTTCTAAAGAAGATAATCCTTTGATAGATATATCTGCGGCTTTGCCTAATATGTGCTGTGATTTTTTTGATGAGCCTTTAATTGAATTATTATATTCCTCTGGTCGCCATCCAGAATTTATGTGTATAGGCTTTTTTAACTCATCTCTTAATACTTGTAATTGATTTGCAACTTTGACTATATTGTGATAAACATTTATAGGCATATCACAACTACCACAATCGCAGTTACAATCAAATTCTTCTTTAGTAAAATTTCTAGTCATTTTTTCTTTTATTCATTAAATACCATTTTTGCAGCGTGTAAAAAATTGTGATGAGTAAAAGCACAATTTTTAATATTATGTCAATGTCTGTTAACGATAGTCCTAAACTACCCATATTTATATATAAAGTTTTATAGTCTTGTAGCATTTTTAATTTTGTGTTATTTTGTTAGATAATTCTAATATTGCTCTGTAATATGTATGATCGCTAAGGTCGTCAGTTAAATAAGTAATACCAGCGTTAACACTAGTATATACATTAAAACCATCTGTACTTAAATCAATATAATTGTTTGGTCTTGTTCTCACTTGTTGTAAAACTTGTGACATCATTAAATTAACATCTAACTCGCCACCATCATCTGATACAAATCTAGTCACACATTCTATTCTTGTTATTGTCTCAAAATTGTATTGTGTTTGATTTTGGTCTACTTCATTATTAGATACAGAATATACACGTATAAATGGATAAGAAGCGTTATTAGGCACTCTATTGTATATTTGAATAGTTGTGCTGTTTATAGTAACGTTGTTCGTTAATTTAGCTATTATAGCCTTTCTCACGTAATGTATTGCTTCTAACATTATCTAATTTTTTTTATTCTATTATTTAACCTATTTAATAATTTGTTGTATTCTATTCTTGCGCTACTAAATAAGAATGGTCTTGCTGGTAAGTTTACTTCACGTAATCCTTTACCTTTAAACTGCATTGCATAACTTGGCGGAATGCCTAGTGATATCATATCATCTATTTTAACCATACTACCAGTGCCAAATTCTATATAAGGCGCATAATCTTTATTTACTACAACAGAAACAGTTTTGCCTTGTATTTCTGCTGTTATTGAGTTTCTTAATCCACCTGTATCTACAGGCACAGTTCTTTTTGCTAGTCTTGAAATATCTAAAGCAGTTCGACCCAACTCACTTGATAAAACTTTTTTATCAAAATCTTTAAAAAAATTTAATTTTTTATTTAGTTGATTTAAATCACTTTGATTTATTTTTATACTAGCTCTCATTAATCAATTTTTGTAGCTTTAATTTCTACATAAAAATCTAATTTAGATTGATACATATTGTTAATTCTAAATTCATCTGAATTACCTTCTGCTATAAATATGTCACCTATAGTTATATCATCAGCAGTTTTTTTTCTCACCAATAATTCTACTTCTACATACCTTTCACGTTTACCAAATTCATCTTTAACTTCTCCACTTGTTTCTTTTAAAGAACACCACAAAGTTTTAACATCAGACAATGTAGAATTAAAGCCACCAAAACCATCACTTGCTTTAGTTAATCTTTTTATAGTTATTCTTTGATTTAGTTTACCAGCATCCATTATAAAAACATTGTTTTATATGAGTTTAAAATGTTTTTTGTAGAGCTAGGAACTTCATCAATATCACCTTTTGTATCAGTTACAAAATCAGACCTGTTGTCATAATAAGTAGATACTAATTGTAGCATAGCTTGTTTTAATAAATCGTCTGATAATCCTGAAGTAGTATAATCTATTTTAACTTTACTAGCAGGACCAGCATCTAACTCAATAGTTTCGTTATCTAAACCTAAAATTTCATAAGAAGCTGTTGTGCCATCTATAGTGATTGATTGAATACTAGCAACAGGCGCAAAAGGTAAGTCAAATATACCTGAATTAGTTTCTGGTATGTAATACGATCTAGTTTTAGCTACTATATCTTTTGATATATAATTTTCACACCAAATTCTAGCTTGTACTATCATTCTTGATATAATACTATCATCAGCACTTGTGTCTATTCTTACATAGTCTTTAACATCAGATGTTGTTATAATTTCACTACCTGTTACAGAATTAATCTTTATTTGTCGCATCGCTTTTAGTTTCTATAGAATCTTTTTTTAATTCTTTTGTTACTTTTTTTGGTTTAGCTTCTTTCTTTTCGAATTTAGCTGCCCACCCCTTATTAATAAATATTGCTACTTTCTCAACAGGTACGTCTATTGAATCACCATTTTGATAAACTTTGCCTTTGTGATTTAAAGGCATTAATACTTTTAGTTTCATAATATTATTTTTTGTAAAGATAAAAAAAAAGTGCCACAATAAATTTGTAGCACCTTTTAGACAATGAAAACAATAAAATTAAACAATTTTAGCAAAGTTATTAAAATTTTTTGAATATTTACCATTCTTAGATATTCTAAATGCAGACATTTTGCCATTGTTTTTAATTATATAAAATCCTTTTCTTATTTCTATCCATACAGCAAAATAATCAACTTCCTCAACTGTGTAACTAATATTAGAATATCTTAATGTAATATGTATGCCTTTAGGGTGTTCACCCTTTGCTGTAGATTTTATTTGTATTTTTTTTAGTTTGCCATTAGGAAGTTCAACAATACAGTCATAAGGCGATGAATCTAGAAGAGGCATTGATACACGCATATTGCATTCCATAGCCATTGTTGCAAATTTGTATTCTGCGTAACATCCACGAGTATTGTTATCCACACTCTAATATACAAAAAAACCAACTATCGATTAAAATAGCTGGCTTTTTCAGACTAACAAAAAACTATATATTTCTATTATTTAAAATAGCTAAAGTTAAAATTAAGAAAAATAATGCACCTAAAACATCATAATATAATAAAGCTTGCCTTATTGTAAAAAATATTAGTAAAGCACTTAGCCAAAAATTAATTTGTTTTTTATTCATATCATTTCAGCCTCTTCACAAACAGAGCTACAAGGACTTTTAAAATTTTGCGGTCTACCACATACAGGACATTCGTATTCAAATTGATTGTAAGGGTCTAATAAATTATCTAAGTAATCTCTAGCATCCATTATATTTGTATTGTTAAAAGTAAAGTTAATACTGTAGCTATAGCATAAAAACCTAATAGCCATTTCCAATTGTCTTTGTCTTTTTTAATAAATGTAATTATTGATTTCATTGTTTTGTTTTTATAATTAATATTCATACGCTTGATAATACGCATCTTTTAACATTTGTTCTTCTTTATAAATATCGTTTGAACCACAATACCAACTTTTAAATTTAACATTTTCTTCAGATATACAATTATTTTTTACTCTAATCATATCAATACCAAAACAAGTTTTTACCCATAATGTTTTTGCTGTTCTTTTAATTACTGTTAAGTCGATAGTACCCACTCCGCTAACTCCTCTATAAATTTTTCCGATTTCAAATTTAGTTTTCATAATATATAATTTAATTGTTATTGTTGTTCTATACAAAGATAATACTTTTTATCAAAATACAAAATATTTTTTCATTTTATTTTAAAGTTTTTTTTCATTTTATTATTTTACAGATAGGATTAGGCAAAAAAAAAGAGTGCCGAAGCACCCTTTTTAGTTAGTGTAATTATTATATTACGGAGTTTCTAATGCAGCTTTTGCTGTACTAAATGCGCCATTTACATAAGCATTTGGCAAATAGTTAGCTAAAGCAACTCTTTCAGATACTCTTACTGTAACGAAACCATCTCTTACGTTAGTTCCATCTTCTCTAAAGAACTCTACGTTTAGGTTTTCTCTAATCCACATTTGTGAACCAGCAGCAAAGTTTCCAATTAAGAAAGACCCAGCAGCCATAGCTGTATTTAAGATAACTTTAACACCCATAAACGTTGGTTGTAACCCAGCATATACTTGGTCTTTGATATAGTTGTTAGTTGTATCTTTTAATAATAATATCTTATGAAAATCTGTTGGATTTAATAAGATACAATCAGCGCTATAGTTAGCAAGACTTAATTGGTTTAAAGCAGCAACGATTACATCAAATTCATTAGCACTTTCTACAGATTGGTAGAATGCACCTCCTGAAGATACATCAAAATCAGCAGAAGCACCAATGATACCACTTAGATTTGGAGCAGAACCGTTACCAGATAATAGTTGTGAATCTTCTATTTCTAATAATTTTTCTGGCGCTCTTGCAGATAAATAAGATGTTAATTGAGGCGTGTCAGCTAGCATTTCTTCAGATATTCTGAAGTAAGTACCAATTTTTTGTACTAATGCAGTTGATGCAGTCATATCAAAATCAGATTGTGCTAATGTTGCTCCCTCAGCAGCTGGTGCAGCGTTGTTAGCATATCCTGATTCTGTTACATATCTTATTACATCACTTACAGTAGAACCACCAGAAATTAAACTTCTTACGTGTACTGGTCTAGTAGGATCGTAAAAATATCCTGGTACTCTATCAGCAGGAATTACTTCACCTGTAAAGTCAGCTCCAGTAGTCATATCAGCTTTAATCTGAAATGATGCACTTCTTGAGTTACCTTTAGTTAATGAATCAATTGCGCCTTCTGATAAAGCTTTTCCTAAAGCAGATTTAAAATCTCTTGGTTGGTTAGCTTCAAATGTTTTTTTGTTAGATACTTCAATAGCATCTAGTCTATCGTTAAACTTAGTAGTCATTTCTGATACTTGGCTTTTTACGATTTCGTCAGCTTGTACAACAGATGCTTCAACAGCAATGTCTTTAGCTTTTTCGATTTTTGAATCAATAGCAGTATTTAACTGATCTAATTGATTTTTTACGTTTTCTTCCATTTTTATTTTTTTAAGGAATTAATTAAATAATTGTATATATCCAAATCACTTGCTTTAGCTTCAACATTCGGCAAAGTGACTTCTTCTGTCGGCTTTGTGAACTCTACAAATAATGATTTCAGTTTTAGTATTTCAGCTTCAATAGCATATCCTAATTCATCTGATATGTTACCTTTTCTGATTAATTTACTTAGATTGTCATATCTCTTTGATAATTTCTCTAAATCTACATTACCTTTGACATCTAATATTTTTGCTTGGTCATTAGCAGCTAATGTTACAGCACTAATTTCATATAATTTAACTTCTTTGATTTCTCTATAGTCGCCTTTATTTTCTTTTTGTATTGGCATTATACCTACAGAGTTTTCTGTAATAACCCCAGATTTCATTAACTCTACTACATCTTTACCTAATTGTGTTTTAGCTATTTCTGCTACAAATACAAGACCTTTATCATCTTCATATAATTCACGCATTTTACCAATTGGTTGATTCATATCGTGCTGATATAAATATTTAACACGTTCTCCGTTTTCTTGTATTGTTTTTGTGTAAGCACCTTTTACAATGATGTCACTATCTGAATCTTTGTTTCCAAAGTATGATCCGTAACCTTTTATAATTCCTGCGTTTTCGTCAGCATCTAAAAGCTCTCCAATAGGTGCTTGTTTATATAATATAGTATTCATAGAAAAAATTTTTGTAAATATACAAATTTTAAATTTTAGCTATGTTAGTTGACCACCTAAGCCTAAGCCAATATTTTCAATTATACCATCAGCTTCAGCATTTTCTACTGGAAAAGGCGCAACACTACATCTACAATTTATGACGTTTTCTGAACTACCTGCTGGGTCACCTGGATAAAGTAATTGCTCACCACCCACTAAGAAAGGGTCAGATTGCATTACTATTTGTCCATCAGCCTGAGCGTGTGCATCTCTGGTTCTATCATCGAAACTAGCTATCCATTCTTTTTTTAATTGTGATGCAGGGAATATAGATTGTGCGCTTTGCATAGTAGCGTAGTTAGCTATGTTAGTGCCTTCAGTTCTAATTAATCTAATAGCTTGCATTAAAGAATATTGTCCAAATCTATTATTTAATATTCTGGCTTGTTGTGCAACACCCATCATCATAAATTCAGGGTCAGACATCAATCTTTGTGTAAGTGTTATTAGTGTTTGTTTAGCTGTGTTAGAAACTAGTGTTACTCTTTGTGCTGCTATTACTGAACCAAAGTAAGCAAATCTTTCCATCCAGAATGACTCATATTGTTTTGGGTTTACGCCCTTTGATATATACTTATCAAAATGTCTTGCATACCATTTAGCAAATTGCATTCCTATATCTTCATATAAATCTCTATATAGTTTAGACAATGTAGTTACGTTGAATAGAATATCAAAATTAGTTTGATTCATAGATAGAAAAGAATCTACCCCTTTTTTGTATTCTGTTTTATAGAATTTTTTTACTTTAGGAATATTACGTCTTTCTGCAATGCCCATTTGTTTTTCAAATGCACGTTGCCAATTATCTCTTTTGTTAAGCATATTATGATTCTAACTTGTCAAGAAATTTATTTACCCAAGTTCTCATTGATTCGCCACCCCAAAGATTATAAGCTACATAGCCTTTATCTTTATATGGTTCGCCTTTAAATTCATCTGATATTTTTGAGTTATCTTTATGTCTTGCTAAAAATGATTTAACTCTTTTTAAAGTTGACAAACTTAATGCAGTTCTACTAGCTAACTGTGAGGCACGTCTCCAACCTATATCAGTTCCACCTTGCACAACATCACGTCCATATTTTTCTCTAAATTCTAACATACGCTTTGCGTTATTAGTAGCACTTTGTGGATAGTTGTCGTAAGTTTGTTTAGACTCTATTTCAGTTTTTTTTTCCTTTAAAAACTTAGATACATCTATATCTACAGATTCTCTTACATTTTCCTCAACAGGTATGTCTATATTTTCTGCATTAACTGGCAATAAGTTAGCTGGTATGTAATAATCATTTAATGCTTCATTTTCTTCATCTTCGCCATAATTCATTACAGCACGTTTTTCATTTGGTGTTATCCACCAAGCTTTAGATAGCTGATCAACTACTTTGTCACTTTCTTCTTGTAGTTCAGGTATGCAAGTAAAATCAAAGTCAAATTTGTATTTGTCTCCGTACTGTGGACATAACCATCTATTTATCTCATCTCTAATTTTAACTAACTCAGGAATAACAGCATTTTGGTATAATGCTTTTTTAGCTTCCTTCATATTGTTATATGTATTGGAATCTGTATTATTTAACAATTGCACTGGCACGTTGTAAATATTACATAAATCTTTAACAGATGCGTTGTATTGTTCTATCAAAGAAACATCAGCTGCATTTAAACCAAAGTTAACCCAAGATAATTTTTTAGGTGTTATTAAAACCTCACCAGCATTGTTAGAACCAGTAAACTGATTTTTAAACTTATCTTTTAATTGTTGTGCTTGCACTTCATTTAAATCACCTTCTTCAGACATTAAAACACCACGAGCTGTTTGATTCTGTAAGTATTTAACACCTGTTTGGATTGCTTCATTATTAGTTGTCAATGCTCTTAAACCTGCACGTAATGGCGATTGACCATATAAATGTGAACCAGTACCATCATAGTAAGGATTAAAATCTTTTATGTGACATATATCAGATGCATCCATTTCATATGTGCCATTGTATTGTATTTTGTATTTAGAAACAGGATTCATTAAACCACCACTTACTATTTCCATAATTTGTGAAGGCATCACATATAACTCAGTATATTTATTAGCATTGTTACCTGTTTCTGGTGCTAAACCATAAATGTATCTGTTACCTGTTAATTTACCAAAAGCAATTAATTCTGTAATAAAACTATTATAAGATTGCGCTGGATTAGGTCTTTCTAACAACATATGTAGTTCAGTATCGTGCAATTCTACCATTGACTTATTTTTAAGCATCATTGCTTTTTGCATTACTGTAGAATCGATAGTACCACTTGTTAATGATTTGTATCTTTTATAATCATTTACATTATTTACTTCATATATCTGAAATGGTATTGTCGTTGCAGCCTTTGTAATAATATTAACTAATGAATAAACTGTTGCGTTTTTTCTGTAACCCTCATTGATATAAGAATCGTCATTTTCAGGATTCCAAATTATAGATTCACCAAGCCAATTATATATAGCTCTATTATAGCCTTCAGCAGTATTTTGTGAATTTTTATTAATTATGGATTTGAAGCGGTCAAAAAGTGAAGCCATATTTTTTTGCTTATAATAAATTTTTTGTAAAAATACAAAATTTAAAAGTATTTATACAATAAAGAAATTTTTTAGTAAATTGCGCTCTATTGCGTAAGATGTAACATCAATATGTTCATCGTGTTTTGCATTAGGAAATGTGCTAACTTGTTGCAAATAACCATCATTCCAATAGTCTTTAATCAAATAAACTCGACCACCTTCAATGAATGGTGATGAGGCTCTAGCTCTTTCTATTTTACTATATTTAACAAAATCAGTTTTTAATTCAGATACGTTATAGTTAGTTTCTCGCCTTAACAACTGTACTAATGATTTACCAGATGCTTTAGGCTCTACTAGTATTTGACTAATGTTAACACCACAATTTTTTATAAAACTACTTATAAAAGTTTTTAGCTCTGGCATTTCTAAATATTTATCTATGCTTTTAAGTATGTATAAATTATCGCCACTCTTTCCACTAATTTGTATTCCTGTAGGATCGTTCTTTGTATCTTTTGTATAAGCACCATCAACAAACATTTCCCAGTTAATATCATTAGGCACTTCAGCTTTATTAATTATATTAAACCAATCTACCCTCCATTCACCACCTTCTAATGGCGCAGGTTCTTGTAAATACTGACCACTAAAAGTATATCTATCTGCTTGCCTTATTGCTTCTAATTCTTCAAAAGAATGTTTACTGTTCCATAATGGCACATTGTTTTCTTGTATAGCAGATAATTTTAAATGATACCACTCTTCACCACTATTACCATCTAATAAGTAACCGCTTAAATCCTCTTCGTGTAATCGTTGCATTATAACAATTATAGGCACATCTCTATCATTTACCCTAGACCTAATAGTTGTATTGTATCTGTTATTTATAAAAGACCTTCTTACATCTGACGTTGCATCATCTGGTTTTAGTGGGTCATCAATTATTATAGCACCACCACTACCTGCACCGAATCCTGTTATTGCACCACCACTAGCAGTAGCATAAACACCACCACCTTGTGTTGTGTACCACTTCTTTTGTGATTGACTATCTTTTTTTAGTGTAATGTCCCAAACACGTTGAAACGCATCTGATTGTATATATTCTCTAGTTTGTGAACTATTATCTAATGCTAATGCATCTGAGTATGATAAGTGTATAAATTTAGCATATGGATTTTTAGACAACACCCAACATATGTACATTTTAACAGCTATTTCTGTTTTACCATAACGTGGAGGTATGTTTATAATCAAACGTTTTATATCGCCATCATAAACACTTTGTAAAGTATTAGCTAATGTTTTGTGAAATTCTGCTACTTCGAACTTGTTACCAGTATTTTCTTTAAATATATATCTAGTAAAAAAAAGTAATGAATCCTCACACTTTTCTTTTATAATTCCGTTAATATTCGTCATTCAAAATATCGTCAATTTTCTTTTGTCCTTCAGGCGATATTTTTGTTGTGTTAATGTCAGCTTCCATTTTAATGTTTTGACGTTCTATATATCCCCTTTTGCGACCTCTAGTTTTAAGTAAAAATATTGTAGCAGTTGTATTACCCTCTTCTATTTGTTGATGCAGGTTAGTTTCTGCAAAATCTAATATTAAATCTTCTAATGCTTCTACTTTGTCTTTATACTCTGGGTCTGTTTTCAACCATTCATAATGTGTAGACCTGTTAATGCCAGCCATCTTAGCAGCTGTAGTAACTATTCCCATACATTTCTCCATTGCTTTTATCATTGCTTTTTTAAGCGTTGGATTTTGTCTTTTAGCCATTGTTAATTATTTTGGTCATAAAGATACAAATATAATTCCCATATTTTAAAATCTAACTGTTTCTTGGTGTAAGTGTTTGGTGAAATAAAGGTTTTACCATTGTTTTTTATTTCTACTTTTGTGCCTATTGTAGTAGGATATGCACTAACATAAATATTATTATTTATACACCAT